GGAAGTAAATACTTCTGACCTTTAAATGCCTGGTCGAGCATAATGTACTTTTCCTGATGCTTTAGTGGGTTTCCGATGTGTACCCGGTGAACAGTCCAGCGGTTCTTTTCGAACTGGGAACAGATCACAGAAGCAAAATCTTCCTCACTTACGGCATAGTTCGATCCCAGGGCAGTATTATCGAAGTAATAAACCACATCTCTTGTGCGGTGGTGCCTGTAATAAGCACAGAAATCATCAACAACCTCACGAAGTTTACGCTCATATTTCACGTAAAACGACTTCAGGAACATTGCTTTTCGGCCATCAGGCTGACCAACTACAAGCCAATTGATATTTGCATTGTAATCGAATGCCACATACAGCGGTTTATCCAGGTCAACATCACTATCCTGTTTGCAGCTCTGTTGTGCCGCTTTTTCTAGGTCATAATCAAGATCTAACAGGTAGGAGTTATTGAAGGCTGTATATAAATGTTCGTCCTTTAATCCAGGATAAAAGCCATCCTTCAGCTTTCCGGGACGAATACAAAGAATGGAGGTCTGAAACACCAATGGCGGAAGATCCCGTTTCATTTGGGCAATGTACTTTTTTCCCAGGAGCTCTATGTTTTCAATGGAGGACCATTCTTTGTAGTAAACAGCCACGCTCCGGAACTGTGCCAGGCGAAGCGTGTATTCCTTCAACAATTTGGTGTTGTAAGTATTCGTCGGTAAATTCTTCAGCCGGTATATTTCTACAACCAGCCATTGAATCATGTTGATCAGCTCCGTATCCATCAGGTCACCATACTTCAGGAACCAGGATCCCTTTTTTGTGGTGGGCATGTCGCTCATCCACAGCATCGAGTTCAGCCACGGACAATCGGCCCACGGTCCTTTAAATCCACCATTGGCTGGGATGGTTTCATCCTTCAGTTTATCGAAGTTCAGGAACTTGGCTTCATCTCCAAATAGGTACTGAAGCGTGAGCGAGTTGGAGGATCCGGGAACATCCTGACTGATGAGATACTGAACCGATCCGTTATACCAACTGATCACATGGTCGTAACTGGCCGGTTCGTCGATCGGAGTTTTAAACCCGGCAGATTTCGGGGGCCGATGGTTCACAAAATAATGCACATCGCGCTTAAACCCCATATCTCTCCAGCTTGAGAAAACTCCTGGGAGAGTCCGGGTTAAAGCTTGCTGAAAAGTGGAACACACAATACCTCCACCACTCCGGGGCATGTATTGTAAGTTCCTGAGAAGCCAGGGAGCGGCCAAACGTGATTTGCCAAACCTACGACCGGCAGCAATCGAACTGGTGTGAGCTCCGGTATATCTGAACTCAAGCTGGGCATCCGAAAAATAAACCTTCTTTTTTGGAGTTTCTTCACTCATCTTCGTTCACAATTTCATAGTCGGTATAGTCGAAATCAATTTCACCCTTGTATTTTTCAAGCATCTTCTTGATTTCTTCCTCTTTATTCTTCAGTGGCTTAACTTTCGATGAAAGTACCGTTGGATCAGAAGTCGGTTCAATCGTTTGAGGAAGGATTTCATCCCATGGAATCTCCAGTGCATCTTCTTTGTCGAGCCGGTTGAATTTACCAAGCATACCGGCAGCGGCAATCATTTCTTTCAGCTTTTTGGTTCCGGCGCCTTTGGCCAATTCAATGGCTTCCTTAAGGGTTTCGTTCACCAGGTAACGAACCCATTCTTTTCCTGAATTTCGGATATTACCAAGCAGTATCCTGATGTTGCCGATATCGCGGTATGCCTGGCTTTCTGAAACGCCAAATTCGTTCATTAAATAATCGCGAAGCTTGATATCGGGTAAGGATGGATTTTCGAGTGAATGATGAAATGCAGCCCGGTACCGCTTGAGCTGGTCGCGCTCCACAGGCAAAAGGGTTTCATTCTCCGAAATATCAGAGAAAAGCACATCGCGAAATTTATCGAGGTTGCATTTACGGCTCATGCTGCTAAAATGCAGCAATTATTTTGAAGTATAAAGGACTTATTTTTTTTAAATATAAAGCTAAACAGCTGAATCTAATTGTTTACCCATCTTAAATATTTGTTTAAGATTCTCGCCTCTATTGGTAAATACGTATAGTTTATCGTCACTTAAGGTATCTAAAACTTCAATTATTGCATATTTAATTAAATAGTCTTCTAGCACACCATTAATTGGTATAGACTTATGCCAACCAATTTTCTCTACAATTTCTATAAACTCTTCAGCATAATATTTATTTAGAAACTGGCAGATCAATTCTAGTGCGGTTTTTTCATCACTTGCATCTTTACTTTCAAACAGCGACATAAGTTTTTCTTCATCAAATTTTGCGATATCAGATTTTAAATTTTCTATAGTCGCCATATAATGTTTTGTGATTCCATCTTTTATAAGTGCTTGGTTTTCTAAATCTGATATCCTATTATTAAGCCCGATGTTTTTTTTATTCAACTCCATATTTTCACCTTTTAAATTCCCATTATCCTGTATGTAGGTTAATTCTCTTTCATGATATCCTTTAGACAATGTCTCAAAATCATTTTGAATCCTTGCTTTTTCAGTTCTTTCCTTGTCATACCTTTCAACCCACTCATCTCTTTCAATTATTAATTGCTCATATTTATGGAGCTCAATTATTGATTTTGGTTTCGACTTTGAATAAATCCAAGGCGTTACTCTGTTTTCATATATATTAAGAATATATCTACTCACATTCAACAAAAAGTACGTTACTACTAAAACTAGAACAGTTTCAATAATACAGAAAATCAAATTTCTCATCATATGATGAGAAATTATATAATTTTTAATGACATTTATTTTTGTTTCCTGCCGAACAAACGAATCAAAAGTAATAACTGAGTATAGGAGTTCCCAATTACTTATAAACCATACCGTTACAAGGGTACCTAAAAAAGGATTTGTGGTTTTTTGCCTAATATTGGCAACAAATGATGCAAGTGGACTGAAATCCATAATTATTTGGTTTTGAGATAGAATAAATTGGTTTTCAATGACAAAACAAACTTACTTATTTTGTTACTGTTTAGCAATATATTATTAAACAAGAAATGAGAAAAAACATTTATGCTGATAAATTATAATTCAAAAGATTTAAGTACTCTCTTATTACAACCAAATTTATCAAGACATTTGACTCCATCTTTGACTGTCATATTAAGAAAATCAAATAACTTGATGAAATCACCAATTACACAATCTTCTTTTGGAAGAACATTATCTATGACTTCCGGTCTGTTAAGTATTAAAATTCTATCCAATGTTTCAAAATTATAGATTGTTTGGTAATAATGATCAGGATAATATTTTTTTGAATCCGTTCTTAGTGATATTTGCCTTATTTCAAATGTGAGTTCCTTTAACTTATCCATCAAAGAATCTAATGACGTTACGTCTTTATTGGTTAAATCAGAAATTTTCTTTTCTATATCAGATACCTTTATCGATGTTTTTTTGTAATCGCTTTTTTTAATATCAAAGTGCAAGCAAAGTTTAAATAAAATATTGTTTATTTCTGCAATAAATATAAAGTATACAAAACTATATTTTATCAATTGCTTGATGTTTGGGAATTCTGTAGTTATCGAATAAATTATATAACCAGCTATTATCGAAAGCGATATTGAATAATAAATATCGCCCAAAATAGGCATGAACTTTATTTCAGTAACAATGTTGATAAACCAAATTTTATATCCAAACAACCAAATAAAATTCACTGCAAAAAAAGCAAACAGCCATTTATTCATCATTCTTAAATATACAATGATGGTTGAACTTTTAATTACTGCTAACATAACTTTATTTTTTCTCAAACCTACTCATTTTGCTTCTGATTAGCAATATATTCCTGAACAAATGATTCAGCCTGTGGACTTCCTTTTTTAGCGAACATCACGGTTTGCCTGCGCATCTCAAGCATCGATTGTAATTTGCCTTTTTGGTAGGCCCGGGCATTGTCAGATTTACCGGCCGAAATTTCACGCCTGAACTGGATGGGATCCAGATCAAGCAACAACGAAATCTCATCAATGGTCAGGAACAGACCGGCGTATTCTTCGATCAGTTCCAGGTTAGTTTTATTGTCTTCCATTAAACAACACACTTTCGAGTTTCATTTGCTCAAGCTGAGAAAGGTAAAGGCTGATGATCTCCGGATCGCTGCAAATAAAGCCACACTCAAACCGATGGTTATTGGTGGCATTATTACTCATCACAGCAAGGTATTCACAGCCACTTTCCGATTTTACCCAGATTGTTTTGCTGTGATTGTTGACCAGGTAAAGTTCGTCAACATTGGCCCCGGCAAAACAGGCGATATCCATGTTCCGCGAAGCAATGGTAAAATCAAGAAAAAGGCTGATTTGGTTAATCCGGTACCGGTTTTTTATGATCCGGCGTACATAAGCCTCAGTAACTGCAAAAGAGCTGATAATCATCTTATCAGCCCTTTCAACTTTATTTAGCAGTGTATCAAATACGTGATGCGATTGGACCTGTTGATTCAGGTAAAGTGCAAATCCGTTATTTGTTTCCGGGATCTTCATGGGTAATACCCAATTTTTTCAGTGCTTCAAGCGTTTTTTTGCTCACTTCAGCTTTATTGGCAACCAGAAATTCAAACCGGTTTTTGATTTCGGCAATAGCTTTAACGCGCTGTTTTTCCTTCTTCTTATCCAAACCGTTCAGGCCGCGCGAAACATACGACCGTGCGGCATTAATCTGTTTGAATAATTCGGTTTCTTTTCCTGATTTGGCGTCAGGAGCTTTCGGAAGTTCGCCGGTTTCGAGGTAATGATCAATCACCTTCCAGTTCGCCGAAACACGATCGTCTAAATCAACCAGTTTTTTTCGGAGTTCAGCCCTTGTCTTATCGGTTTTTGCCAACTTCATAGCTTCGTGAACCGAACGCATGAGCTTGTGTTTTTCGCTGTTCTCATCAAACAGGATCCTGAGAGGTTCAGGAAGTTCAGCCGGGTTAATTTTACCGCCGTTCAATTCAAACTTTTTCTCCTGGTTCTGGATCCTGACATCGCTGTCGATCACATTTTCTGCTTTTACCTGGGCTTTCACTACCGGACCTATCGGGAATACCGGACGTTCGATAATCAGGTTGCGTTCGAGTATCTTTTCAAGCTCATACTCCAGCTTACTTTGCAGCGATGCACCTTTACGGGCAAATTGCAAAGCCATTGCCCTGTTGTGCGAAAAACGCACGAAAAGGAGGTATCCGGCATTGAAATCTTTATCAGACTCCAACCATGCCTTTATCTCCCGGGCATATTCATCTGTTTTATTTAAATCGTTCATAAAATTTTGAATTAAAAACCCCGATCCGGATAGAACCGAACCGGGGTTTATAGTAATAAAAATGAAAGTTTACGGAGTTGGTGTAAATACACCTGTTGCACAGTCGAGGGTGCCATCTGACAATACGATGTCGCCAGCGTAGTTAGGAAGCGGAGTGAAGCAAGGTACTTCAACCTCAATGGTCAAACCTTTCTGGCTACCAGGTTCACCGCCAGATGCTCCAGAAATTTTTGATTCGGTATCATAATCCAGATCACCCAGCACAACATAGCGTTTTTCGCTTTGGTGTGGCAATTTGGCAATATATACCAAGCTAGAATTTACCGACTGCTTTGCGTGACTTTTTGCGGCATCACTGATGTCAGGAAAAACAATCTTTCCTTTATTCATGAAAAGTTTGCACTCTTTTTCGCCGATTGGTTCAAAAGTAACTTCGCCTTTTCCCTGGGTAGAGTGCAGGCGAAACCATGTTTTACCTGCTTTTAGTCCAAAATCGCCTACCAACAGCACATTGGCTGTAGGTGTAGCAGGAGTTGCGGCAACAACCGGAAAAGTTGCTATATCCGATTTCGGGATATAAAACAGTTCGGTTGCAATGCCCGACGGGTTTACTTGCCCGTCGGTCCATCCCATATCAGTAAATAGTCCCATAACTACGAAGTTGTTACAGTAATTACGTTTGAATTCCCGTTGTTTGCGCCATCGACAACAACCAGACGGAATTTATAAGTAGTTGCAGTGGTTAATGCAGTCACCTGTTTAGTGGTTGCATCAACAGCAATTGCAGTGTGAGTGGCATCGGCCCATGTAGTTCCGCCATCGGTACTTACTTGAATTTTCAGGGAAGCGGCATTCTCAGCAGCGGTCCATGTGAAGGTAGCAGTGGTTGCAGCGACAGCGCTATTAGCGAAATCGGCAATCGGATCGGTACAGGTTTTCAGAGCTCTGAACAACGTTTTGTCGAAACTTTCGAAACCAACGCCAAAATAGGCCTTCATAAAGAACTGAACAACCTTAGGATTATCAACCCGGCGAATCTCAACATCTTCGGTATCGCTCATTTGGTCGACACCTAATTTGATATTATCCTTGATGGTGATGAAAATGTAAGGTTGACCTTCCATATTTGGCCAGGGAACCAAGGTACATTTACCGTTCGTGCCTACCAGTACTTTCTGATCCATTCCCTGAT